CTAGGGGTATATTAAGCAAAGATAATGCGTATAATCGGCTATAAATACCTATATTTGAACATAGTTCATTGAAATAATGGTATGCGTTGCGTTGCACAAGACAGGGTGTTAGTGTCTTATAAAAAGATAGACACACAACACTTATTATTTAATTTTAATATGTATTTTATTATGAAAAAGAAAGTAATTGACAAAGCAACAACAACAACAACAAACAAAGAATTGCAAACACTTGACACAGTTAGACAAGTCACAGCAATACCTTTGCAATTATCAATTAGTATAACATCACCTCAAAATGATAACAAGCAGATAGCCAAAATGACTATTCCATTTATACCTGCTTTCTCATCAAAGGGAGTTAAGTGTAAAGAAGAAGTTATCAGAAATGAAAAGGGAGTTATACAATCAGTAAGGACAAAGGAGTATGGAATGAATGACGGAGTTATGCAGTTTGTTCCATCAGATAATGGAAGAATGGTTATGAACGAAACGCCACGTTCAGAATGGGCAAAGAGTTCGGCTTATATTGGTATTAAGTCAGATTCTAATAATATGCTTATTCAGGGTTTAGCCGAAAACTTGCGTTTGATTATCTGTTCAGATAATGATAAGATTAACGCAAAAGTTAAGGGGGAAGAATTAAGAGATTTGATTTTAAATTTCAATCCTACAAAGGTTAAGGAAGTTGGAGAGAAAGGAAACAACAAAGATTCAGTTATAAATACTAGAGATGTATTAAATGAATTGTTCTAATAGTTGGTTTCTTTAATTTCTTTGAATTAGCAACGTAAAGCATACTATTTTAAAAGCTAGGCAAAATTGTCTAGCTTTCTTTATTTATGCTACTATCTAATCATTAATTTTTCTTTTGCCTTAATGATTATATTTTAGCATTTTGATATGAGTGGCTGGGAAGCCAGAGCATATCACATTAGAGGGAGATATCACGCGTTGAAAACTCTGAATCATATTTCTCCCTCTTATTTGGTGCAGTCGTCTAAAGGAATTAGGACGGGAGAGATACTAGGTATCACAAAAAACTGTGAACACTCCAGATGTAAGTTCGAGTCTTACCTGCACTACAAGTTATGGAAACATTAGTAGTTAAATCACTTATTGTTGTTGTCTTATTTTTCGTAATAAGCAATACAAGAGATAGAGAGATATAGGACTTAATACTTGTTTTATTTAGTCGTAACGCTTGTACCTTCCACCTGTCCTATACTCTCTCTCATCTCACTACTACGCAGATACTCTCATATGAGCTATCTGCTTTTCGTGTTAGATAAAGTGAATGACAATACTATGAAATGTTTTAAATGTAATCCTAACGACAAAGACACAACACTTTCGTTCTTGAAAGGTATCACATACTTGTGTCCTCATCACTCAAAACAAGTTAAGGAAGAATATCTGAATTGGAAAGACAGGTATCTTCTCAATAGAGATGACAAAACATACTATTACAATCATAGAGATAATTCTCCACTTTATTTCACTTGTGATAGTGAGTGATAGAGTAGTTTAACATATATTATAAATTATGCGTGAGATGTTTGAAGATGTAGAAACAATAGTAAAAATTATACTATTGGTTGGCTTGTTTGTGTTAAGAGTTCTTACGCTGTAACTAAAACATATTAAAACAATGGAAATGAAAACAGAAATAAAAGAATTTACACCTGAAGATAAGTGGGAGTCAACCAGAATCAGCAGGACATTTGAAGATTCTCTTCAAGTTATCTTAGACTTAACAGAAGCATTAGATGTTTCAGAAGAAGTTAAGAAAGAGATAGACAGTATTAAAAGTAAACATGAATCTGAATTGTCTAATTTAATTAGAGTTTATTTGGATAGCGTAGCTTGGAGTAGAGTATGCTCTCTTACATTAAGTGAGGTATCTGCACGTCTAGTAGAATTAAATAACAATGGTGTTTTAGACAAAATATTATCAAAAATGAAAGATAATTTTAGAGAAGACATAAACAAATGTGTATTACCACCAACAGATGACAATCCTTATCCTTACGACCAAGTGATAAATGGTAAGCGTGCATATTTAGTATGTAAAGACAGCTATGAGAAGTTAAAAGCAAAATATAGTAACATGACAGCAGACTTCACTGATTTACTACTACAAGAAGCAAGGTTATTTAACAATGAAGCTATGGAGTCTTTATGCACAAAACAAGAAAAAGGTGAGTTATGATTAGTGTGTTAAATAAAAATATTAAAATTATAAGATTTACAGGAGAGTTTAGTAGAGTTACAAATTATTTAAAGTTTTCAATGAATATATCAGAAGATATAAGTGTTTTAAAATCAGCACATAAGCTAGATGATGAGCCAGCTGAGTTATTCAAATATGAAACAGAGAGAGGGATATATAATAATTATATGAGAGGCAGAGTGTTTGCTATACACGTAACTCCCTATGATGAGACAGACTACCAATGTAGCTCATTACAATATGCTGTCTTTTTTATTCATTCAGTTAAAAATCTTAGTAAAAGTATGCAAGAGAAGTCAGGAATAGAAGTGATAAGTCCTAGTAGAATAACTAAGAAGTATCTCACTCAACCTATTGATGTAGATGTTTTATGTGATTATATTCCTTATGATGACTGTACTTCCTTAACAGGTATGATATCTCGATGTCATGAAAGAAACAGAAATATACATAAGTTATGTACGGCTAATGCTTTACAACTTGTATTTCATATACCTATTGTAGATTATGGTTTAACTAAAGAGCTAGAAGAACATACTTCACACACTTATGTGTATAATATATATGCTGTGCATTATCTAAACACTGTAAGAGCGACAGGAGACGTTGAATACTTATCTTCAAAACCTTTTAAAGAGTACCATAAAAAACAAATGGGAGAAAGAGCAGTGGTTAATGACACTCTAATAAATCATTGGGATTTACTACGAGCAGAGGAAAGAGCTAATCTTTTCTATGTTGTTAAAGGAGATAGAAAAATAGGTTATTGGAGACTAAGTAAATTATTTAGTGTGATGTTTTACTCATTAGATTTACAACTCTTATCAGATCAACTTAAACTATCTAGGTTACTTGAAACACTCTCAGAAGGAGACATATTATTTAGTCCTTTTGATGAGAGAATCAGAAGTAAATATGCCTTAAAGTGTAGGCCTTCTGTTTTATTTAATAAGATTTTTAAACCAGAGTTCTGTAATGTACATATACAGAATCATGCTATAGAAGAGTTTTATCACGCTTACTATAAATCTTGTGATGGAGAGTTTGAAATTGTAGAGGGAGATAAGATAAGAGAGTATTATCATAAAGAAAATTATTATGAAACAGAAAATGGCTCACCTCTTTCAGAAAGCTGTATGAGACATGACAGTTGTGGAGAATTTTTTGACATATATACACGAAACCCAAAAGTTTGTAAGATGTTAATATATAAACACACTAAAACAGAACTAATAATGGGAAGAGCTATACTATGGAAAGTATATGATAGTGAACTAGACAGGGAGATAGATGTAATGGATAGGATATATCACTGTTATGAGAATGTAAGAAGTGCTTTTCTTGCTTGGGCAGTAGATAATAAGTATGCAACAAAAGGCAGACAAAGTTATGATGATTACTACTTTCACGCTAAATTTGAAGGCTCAAAAGATATATTTGGAGATAGATTAGTAGATGATGTCATATCTAAAACAGATAGGTGGTATATTAAACTACAAGAAACTGGCTTCTCTTATTATCCTTACATGGACACATTTTACCTTTTATATGACAATACCTTATATATAGGAGAATCTACTATTGTAGATAGTTATGACTGTATGCAATTAAGATGTACAAGTGGTGGCTGGGAAGATGATGAGAATTCGGTATATCTAGAATACTTGGGAGAGAGACACCACACAGATGACTGCTGTTGGAGTGAATATCACGACTGTTACATACACACTGATGACGCTTGCTATTCAGACTACCATGACACTTATTATTTCTCAGAAGAGTGTGTCTACTGTGAAGATATAGACTCAGATGTACATGAAGAAGAAGCAACATGGAGTGATGCTGATAACTGTTACTACATGGATACTGTCTATAGTAGACATATGGAGAGTTATATATCTAAAAAAGACTCAGTTGAAGTAATCTGTGCTGAGGACTACATGGAATCAGACTATGTTTATAGTAACATGACAGAAGTATATATGGGAGAAACATACATAGAAGACTCTGATTCATTACAAGAAAGAAAGCAAGAACACGAAGATATTTTTAAACATTATTCCACTAGCTATGAAAAGATAGAAAAGCTAGTGAATGATACAATGAAAAAACTTGCTAAAAAATATTACTAACTAAATTAACTAACTAAAAACAAAATGTATGAAAACAAACAAAAAAGAGATAGAAAGATTAATAAGTACTCTATCTGTTCAAACTTCTTCAAGAGAGGAAGATTTGATGATAAAGTACATAGAGAACTTTCTATCTTCTATTCCTAACACTAGTGTTGTTGTTTCTAACAATAACATATATGTGTGTAAAGGAGATTTAAAACAGGGAGAGAGTTATCCCTGCGTTGTAGCTCATACAGATACCGTTCACGACATACACAAAGACTTTTCTGTTTTTCAGGCAGGAGATTGTCTTTTCGCTTTCTCTCAAGACGATAGAGAACAAGTGGGTGTTGGTGGAGATGACAAGTCAGGTATCTGGATAGCTCTAGAAATGATACTCAAGAAAGATAATATCAAAGGAGTTTTCTTTTGGGGAGAGGAGATAGGTTGTCTAGGCTCTTCCGAAGCAGATGAGAGTTTCTTTATTGATGTAGGTTATTGTATTCAATGTGACAGGAGAGGTAATAAAGACTTTGTAACAAGTATTTATTCAGATGTTCTTGTAAGTCAAGAGTTTAAAGATGTTGTTTTACCTATTATGACTAAACATGGATATGAGGAAGCAGATGGGGCAACAACAGATGTCTATAAACTAAAAGAAAGTATAAATGTCTCTATGGTAAACATGAGTTGTGGTTATTATCAGCCACACACAGATCAGGAGACAGTAAGTATAGTAGACTCTATAGACTGTCTGTCATTCGTTGATGATTTAATAAAGTCTCTAGGAATGAATAAATATGAACATAAAATGGAAAAGAGTTATAACATTTATGGAGGAGCTTGGCATAGCAGAGATACAGTTAGAGATTACTCATCTCCCTACTCAAGTGTAGGCAATGTAGAGAGGAGTGACTTCTATACTAATAACGAACAATGTACCTCTTGCTATTCAGATGTGAAATTTGTTGAGATGAATAAACAAGATATTGACTTAGAGTTCTGTCCTTACTGTGATGTAGAGTGGGAAGATGGTGATATAGCTCTTCTTTCTCCTACAGGTGCAAGTGTTGTGAGGTTAAATAACAAAGCTTACGTATGGGGTACTTACTATGGAGATGAGAAAGTAACTGATTACTATTACTCATATGAAGATGATGAGGTATATCATTGGACAGATGTTGTAGTACATTCAGATAAAGACTTGATGGGGTTAAGAGAAAGACACGAAGTAATACACAATCCTAATCAAGAGAAGTTATGGAATGAAAACATAGATTAAATAGGTTGATAGAGATACCTACAAAGAAATCTCTAATTTTAATTATTAAAAACAAAAGTATGAAGAAAACAAAAAAACCTCTCACTTCTTATATGAAGAAGAAGAGGAGAGAAAAGAAAAATGAGTATGCTCGTGAGTATTACAAGCGTAACAAAGCTAAACTTAGAGAAGCTAATAGAAGAAACTATAAGAAAAGAAAACTTGAAGCAGAACAGTTAATTGTTCCAGACACAAATTATAATTGGGTAAAAGAAAACTATTCTGATAAGGGTTATAATATATCTGCTAATGTTGTAACTGATATTAAATCTATCACTCAAACAGAAGATGAGGTTAAGATTGTTGTAGGAAATACAAAAATTACAGTATCTTATAGCGATAACTCTATGAGGTTTATGATTCATAACCACTGATTTTTAGTTAGTTAGTGTTGATAGGGGGTGTTAGACAAATTGTCTAGCACTCCCTTTTTTTTTGCAATAGGGCTATTAATTTTTAATAGTCCTTTTTTTTATTCTTTAATATTGAACGTGATAGTGAATGAACCAATCCACATTAATCGGCTCACATTAAATTGCTAATCGCTTTATATTGTTTCGTTTTTTTTGTATATTGCATTGATAAAGGGAATCAATATTGTTAATAACTTTGTGAACAATAAAATAAGTAATCGTGTTAGTAAAATAAATATTATTTGTATTATTGTATAGAATTTAAAAAAAAGGTATATGGAACAAATAAACGTGAATATTTCTCAAGCAACCTTAGGAGAAGAAAGACAAGAGAGCTTGTTTTATGAGAATGGTATTGTAGCAACGTTCTCTTATTATGATAAGAACTTAGTTCTTCTAGCTACAGGTTCTAGTAAGTTAAAGTTTTCAAAAAGAGGTAAGACTTACTACGATGAAGATGTGTTAAAACAAATAAGAAAAAGAAAGATGTTAGATTCAGATCTATATAAGATGTTTGACTTAGATTTTATAGAAAAAAATAACTGGTTTGAATTATTCTCCTTAGAGAAAGGTAGACTATCTTCTTTAGAGATGGTATGGGGTACTTATAATGAAGCTATGTTAAAGTCTTTCTTACAAGTTGTGAACGGAATAACTGATGATGTGTTTCAGTTTTCAGATGAAAATGTGTATACTTTAAGTGAAGACATTAAAAAATAAATACAATGGCAAAGAGATTTAAAATAGTGGCAACTAGAGAGATAGACGCTTACAGGTTTGAGTATTATGAGATCGAAGCATCTAATGAGAAACAAGCTTTAACTTTATTAAAAGAAGGTATGGTTGAACCGTTTCAAGTATATCCCTATGTAGCAGCGATATCACCACATAGAATGGTGGAAGATGTGCAAGGAGTTATACCTTCTAAGGACAAGAATTTAGCAAAGAAAATAGACGAAGTTTTCGGTGAGGGTCATTACTATCCTTCCGACACAGAAGAGGAAGAGAAAGATTACGCAGATGGAGAGGAGAACTTAAAAGATGACACACAATCAGGAGCTCTGCCTCCAGACAGTGGGTCAGGATTATAAATAATAAAAAATAAAAATATGGGATTTGATTTAACAGGGCTTAAGCCCACGCAAAGAACAGAAGAGCCTGACATCTTATCTAGATGTGTGACAACACTAAATGGAGATGAGGTAAATGAATATTGGAATGCTTACAGAGAACATTCAGATAGAAATCCAGGAGTGTATTTTAGAAATAATGTATGGTATTGGAGACCGTTATGGAATTATGTTTGCTCTGTTTGTCACGAAGTTATGACACAAAAACAAATGGAACATGGATGTAGCAACTCTGGAGGTAAGATAAATATGGAGACATCAAGAAAGATGTATAGAATATTAGAAACACTCTTAGACGCAGGAGAAGTTGATAAAGCAGAGAAAGAATATAATGAAAATTTAAAAAATCTTCCTAACGAAGAATGTACTACCTGTGGAGGAACAGGGGAAAAAAAGAATAACTCTACAGGGCTTCATCATATCACAGGAGATGAGTCAGACAGATTAGTTGATAACACTAAAGAGGCTGATGAGATGGTAGAATGTTGGACTTGTAAAGGTCATGGAGAAAGAGAAAATTGGCAAAACAACTATCCTTTTGATAAAGATAATGTAAGAGACTTCTGTCTCTTTCTTAGAGATTGTGGAGGATTTCAAATATTTTAAATTATGAAAGAAAAAGAAAAACAAGAAACAAAAGTATTAAACTATACTCCTCATTCTATAAGAATGATAACAAGTAACGGAGTGGTAGAGATCCCAAGACATGGGACAGTAAGGGCAGGTGTTATGAGAAAATACTTAAAAGAAATTACATTCGGAGGTGTTCATATACCTGTCAACTCAACTACATTTGGTAATGTTGTAGGACTTCCAAAAGAAGAGAAGAACACTATCATAATAGTCTCTAGTATAACTGCCTACTCTTTGAGAGGTAAAAGAGATGATATATTCATAGTAGATGAATTAATAAGAGATAAAGGTGTTGTAGTTGGAGCTAAGAGTTTAGCTAAGTATGATGTAGAGACAACTGAAGATGAGTAGTTATTTAGTTAGTCCTTGCTGTGGAGCAAATTATGAAGAGGATACCTACACGAATTGCTGTAGTGCAGTCTTTATTGAAGAAACAGATATTTGTTCGAGATGTAAGGAGCACGCTGACATAAGTGTAGAGTATGTGTGCGATGAGTGTAATGAATGGTTCCCAGAGCCTGATGTAGACTATGAGTGGGAAGATCGTACGAGAGAGAACGCTGAGGAAGCTAAATGGGAAGAAAAAACTGGAAGATAATATAAAAAAAAATGATATGCCTGTAGTAGAAATTACAAACAAGAAAAACCTACCTCAGATAATGGTAGATGTAGCAAAAAATGACACTTACACTCCAGTTGGAGAGATAGGAGTTACAAGTCTAATAGACTCTCCTAGAATAAGAGTGTTAAAAATGAATAATGATTATAAAGAAGATGCTTCAGAACTTATATGGAGTATCTTTGGTACTGCAACACACAGTGTATTAGAGAGGGCTTGCGAAAACAACGACAGATACTGGAGTGAAGTTAGCTTAGAATATGAGATAGACGGGGTTAAGCTAGGAGGGACTCTAGACTTATACGATAAAGAGTCAAAAGGGTTACATGATTTTAAAGTTACTAGCGTTTGGAGTATTGTGTTTGGAGATAGAATACCTCACTGGACTGCACAGCTTAATATATATAGATATTTAATGCATAAGAATCACCCCGAAGTAGAAGTCAATTCTCTAAGTATTTTAACTCTTTTAAAAGACTGGACAGAAAGTCAGTCAAGGAGAGATGCAGAGTATCCTAGTACTGCCGTTCAAGAAATACCTATAAGAATGGGAGATTTAGAGAAGGTTGAGGAATTTATAAGAACTAGAATTATTGAACATAAGTCTGCAGAGCATTTGTACAGTATAGGAGAAGAAATGGAGATATGCACAGAGGAAGAGAGATGGGCTAAGCCAACTAAGTATGCGATCAAAAAACCAAAGAGAAAAACTGCACTGAGAGTGTTAGACACAATGGAAGATGCAGAGAGATGGATTAAAGAAAAAGGAGCAGAAGGGGAAGTTTTAAGTATAGAGGTTAGAGAAGGAGAAGATATAAGATGTACTAGATATTGCCCTGTTAGAGAGTTCTGTTCTTATTACAAAGAAAAATATGAAAAAGAGAGAGTGGAATAAATATATAAAATTATATGAAAGAGCACTTTTACTTTCTTGGGAATTAGTGGAGAGTGACTGCAGAAGAGTGGGTACTCATTTACTAGAGAGAAGAAGAGATGGATTGACAGACATCAGTCCTAGAGCAAACAAAATGTTAGACAAGCATTTTGATAAAATATTAACTCAATTAATTAATAACAATAAATAAAAACATTATGGAAAAAAAAGAAAATGAAATGGTTGAGATAAAAATTGACCAAACTCCTTATGACATTCCTGTTCAAGTTAGAGACTTGTTAGGTATAACTACGCAAGTTAGAGATATTTTAGCTTCGACTATCATAGAGTGGAAAAATACTTATCTTGCTGAGTCAGAAGAAGCAAAGAAAGAGCTTCATTGGTCTGAATTAAAACTCAAAGACATGGCTACTAAACTTTTAGCTGATGACGAAGAGAGAATGGCTAAAGCAAAAGAGTTAGAAGAGAAAAAAGATAAGTAATATAAAATAGGTAGGGGAGAGAATTCGCCTAGGCAGTCTAATCCTCCCCTTCCTTTTTTAAAATTAAAAAACTATGATAAGTAAGAAAGTAGGAGACAGAGTAAAAGATCTGTTAGAGAATTATCCTCACTTGAGAGATAATGATAACAAGTTAGTAGCAACAATATGGAAAGAAGATATAATTCATGCTGGATTTAAAGCTAAATCAATAACAGCTTTACATTTTTTACATATATTTGCAGATGGAAACTTAACTTCTTCTTCAGCTATAAGAAGAGTTAGACGTAAGTTACAGGAAGAACTTCCTGAACTACGTGGGAAAATATACAATAAAAGACATAAATTAGAAGGAGAGGTGAGACAAGAGATTATTGACTTTAGAAATATAATGAAGGGTACTCATGACTCTGGTAACTACCAGGAGTATTACGATAATTGCACAAGAATTGAAGAAGGATTAGATCATAAGGGTAGTTGAAAAAAATTGACTTAAAAGATGGGTATATAGTGTTTAATAAGGAATGGAATAAAGAAGAGGTATCTATGGGTTTAAAAGTAGGTATAAGAAAGGCAGGCTCTGATATGTTTGCTAGTTTTAAAGTGGTTAGAAAAAAAGATTTGTATGATTTTATGTGTAAATGTTTCCCTGAGTTTACACACGACAAGAAATGGGAGATTGCAAGAAAACTATTCTATAAAGAACTAAAAGATTATTATGAGCAACAGAGTTAATTTAAAAGGTACTGTTAACAAAGGAAGAGTTATGATAAAGAATGAAAGTTTCTTTTCAGAACTAATAAGTCAGTTTGAAGATAAGGATATTATTATATCTCTTAAGGAAGAGAAGAAGAAGAGAAGTGACAAGCAGAATGACTGGTATTGGGGGGTTGCTATACCAACAATACAGGTAGATATACAAAATCAGTCAGGAGAAATATATAGCAAAGAAGATATACATGACTGGAATTTAAATAAAGCAGTGAAATTAAAAACAGAAGTGAAAGAAATGTTTGGAGAGACAATAATAATATATAGACAAAAAAGAACTTCTAAGATGAATACTAAGGAGTTTAATAATTTTAAAGAGAAAATACAAAAGTACTGGGCTGAGATGGGTATATACATACCTGATCCAAATGAATTTTAATATGAGTAGAAAAATATTTTTAAATAAATCTGACAGAGTTAAGTTAGTAGCTAAGATAGTATCTGGGATAACATCTGTTCCTATGGATAGGATATTATCTAAAAAGCAAGGAAGAGAGATTAGAGATGTTATAGATGCAAAAAAACTATTATCAATTGCTCTTGTTAGAGAGTATAATATAGAAGGTTTAGATAAAGAGAGATTCACACTTACTGAGATAGGTGGGTATATGGGGGTTTCTCATTGCGCTATAATCCACTATATGAAAAAACATGACGAAGAGGTTAACTTTCACAAAGAATACACAGATAAGTATAACAAGTTAAGAGATTCACTATCACGAAAGACACCTCACACATTATCTATCCTTGTAAAAAGAATGGAAGATGTTATAAAAGAGATAGATAAATATAAAAACGAATTACAACACATTAAAA